ATTTTTAAGATCTTTTTCAGCGCTGTTGCAGCATCATTACGGCCTGTTCCGTCGTCGTAATACAACAACGTGGCGCTGCCATTAAATTCCTGCACGCCAGGCACAAAAGTACGCTGCGAATCTCCGAGCGTTGTAGTTTCAAGCGTTTCAAGGTTGCCGGTCATGGACCAATTGCTTACCTTGATTTGCTCGGTGCCGTCAAGCAGCAGGCGACCGTCACGTCCGGTATAGACCTTTGCCATCAGATCACCGCCACTAAGTTCACTGTAACGCTACTGCGACCGGGACGTACTGCCCTTACAGAAGGCTCGGACTCATAACGCCACTTCGCACCGGATGGTGCATCAATACTGGCTGCAGTTCCAGTCCAACCCGTACGTACAGCGTCCGGCAAATCAAAAGTGCGCAGCGTTCCAATCTGTGCGGCGTAATCGTCAAGAAATAGCTGGGCGTTTGCGTCGCTGATGTTGTCGTACCCCAAGCTGATCTTGGCGTTAGTCCGTTGGCTGCCGTACAAAATGCGCACCTCAGCGCCAGATTGCGAATTAAAACGCTTGATTGGCCAGTCGCCCGGACTGAAATCGCGGCTGGTGGGTTGCAACGTAGGAAATGCCATCACTCAAGCACCCGGAAAGCAGCTTCGTTCAGCACGTCCTTTGCAACAATGCTAGCCCCCGTACTATCGACGGGCACCTCCACAGCACTGACGTTGACCAGTCCATCCTCGTCAAGTGTCAGCTGTTCCACCTGATAAACGTTTTTGTTGACTGTCGTGCTGAGCAGTGTGAACAGGCAACCATACACAGTTGAATCAGTGACGCTGCCGCCGCTGATTGTGATTTCTTTTTCGGATACCTCAGATGTCGCTGGGTTGTAAATCAACGCGGTGTAGGTGCCATCGTCGATCGTGCTAATGCTGACCAGCGTTCCAGCGTCTTGAACTGCACCGTTGGCCGCAGCGTTGTAGCTGGTAGCAGCGGTGATGACGCGAATGTAAGAGCCGGGTTGGATGCCAAGCGAATCAGGCACCGTTTTGAAGCTGACGGTATGCGTAATGCGCCGGCGAACACTCAACAGGAACCGAGCAGTCAGCAATGCTTGGGCGCGGTTAGTGCAGAAGTCAGTGAGATCAAATGCCTGCTGCGTTGTGGCACGGCTGCCTTCTGGAATGTCGTTCCAATCCACAAGTGCTGATGCTTGAGTGGGCAGATCGTTTTCAACTGTGATGCGCCAGCTAACTAGGGCGCGGAAATTGGAACGCTGTGCAGCATCAATGTATTGAACCTGCAAACTGTCTTCGATGATGTTGCCAGCGGTGAAAATTTGATCAACCGCAATCGGGCGTGTGCTGATTTTGTAGTTCGCGTCGTAAGGCAACGCAGGCATCATGCCAAACCTACCATTTTTAATAGTGAAGTTGCAAAGCTGCAGCGCCGCATTGTCATAGAGGAAAGAGCGGAAGCTTTCGTTGTCCTCAATTACGCTGTCAAAGAAAATACGATTAGCTCGCTGGAAGTTGGCTGCAGTGCGCAGCGAATCAGTGTCGATCAACTCAAGGGGCACTACATTGCCAACGCATTGGCTTTTGCTGGTAAGCAAGTAATGCACCAGATCAGCAAATAGATTGCTCGGCTTGTTGTCGCCTTCGATTAGGCGGTATACATCAATTCCGGTTGGCGTCCATGCCCTCAGCTGGCCGATGCTGTTGATTTGACCGCTGGATTTAATTGAAAGTCCAAACGTTGACATGCGGTAATACTCAGGCACCGTGTCATTTGAAATGCACTCATTTACATATACAATTTCATGCTCTGGCGCAGCCTCGTTTGATTTTTGTAGCTCTTGATAAAAGCTGCAATCAGCAACTTGACTGTTTTCTTCAAATACACGCTCCCCTGTGGATAAACCACTGGATGCTGCACCAATATTTGTAATGCCAAGCGCTGTTACAGTGAATTGTATATAAACTTTGCTGTATCCAATTGCCTGAGAAAATACATTGCCAACAGTTAATTCATGCTGAATTTTGTCGCCAACATTCCATTCGCCTGTGAATCCGGTAATTTGAAATACCCAGTTATCCCAGCGATAGCCGGAGCCTCTAATTTGTTGATAGCGAGAGGATTGGGATACGTTCAGAGAAGTCGCCCCAACATTTATTGTTAAAGTTTTAGTGCCGCCGTATCGACTCAATGTAATTGTTGTTGATTCTGTTGCGTCACGCTTTTGATTGGCGTTGCCGAGCAGTTGAGTTAACCACGCTTGAATTGTAAAGCTTACGTCGCCAGTGTTGGAAGCGTTATTTGAGATGAAAACGCTAGTCGGTCCTTGTGCCTGAACGATTGTAGGCGAGGCGTCACTGGGATCAGTGAACATCTCTTCATTTGCTTTAATTTCAGCAATAAATACTTCGTCGCCTGTTGTCGTGATCCGAAATGCGCCATAAGGGGTGTCGTAATCGCGTCCGTATATTTTTCCTGTTGAAGCGTTTAACCGAATGGCAATAGCGTTGTCATCGCTGTTCTGCGCAATATCAGTGCCAGTTCGAGGGACAAAGCGATACTCGTAATAGCCGGGTACCCTTGGCTTTATCCGCAAATAGTTGTATTGCTCTCTTGGTTCTGAACCGCTTACGCAAAATACTTCTGGGATTCTTTTCCACGATTGGGTGGCTTCACCGTAGCCGGGAACAGGTCTGACCCAAACAGAAAAACACGATGTCCGCGTAAAATATTTATCCATACGCGGTGTGTTAAGGGTGATATCTTTTTTGTCAAACCTATAAAGCTTGTCTGGTGTTGGGATTGCATTGAAATTGCAAAGTCCAGCGGCACGATTCCATACTTGAGATCGAATGCCAAACTCGATGGCTTCACAGTCACGCCTGACAGGACGGATGCTTGCTTGATGCAGCTCGCAGATATTGAAAAATGCAGCACCGCAATGTTTGTTTGGATTAAATTCACCGCCGTCGTAGCCGCCAAGCGGTTCTTCAACCGTGCGCCTTCCTGGAATACCTAGCCGTGCAACGCCAATGACCGCAACACAACGAAGAGTAATATTTTGTGTCTGCCCCTGCTTCCATACATCCAAGCTACGCTTTTCAACCACCCAAATTGAAGATCCAATTACCCAACGCGAGCCAACGCTCAAAAGGCCATCTGCCCTCTCGCGCCAAGAAATAGACGATGTTTTTAAATCGCGAAGGTTTACAGAAGTTTTGCTGTCGGAACCTTGGCCGTAGTCAAAATCTGTACGCTGAAAATCTTTCCAGTTATCTCCAAAAATCCTAAAAACAACGGTATCGTCGGGGCTGATGTCAACAATGGTTCTGTTTTCTAATACGTTTCCATTATTCGTTCCACTATGGGATACCAGCCCCATGCGACGAGAATATTCACGTCCAACACCGGGTTGACCGCGATACGGGCTATTTACATCATGCAATACATCGGCAAGGCTTCCTGCAATTTTGCGGCGTCGCGCTCGAATTTCAAAGCGCTGCTCGCGTGCATCGCTGCCTTCTGTTGAGCTAAAGGGAGCGCTAACAATCTCCCAGTTAAAGCGAAATCCTGTTCCGTTGTGGATTGGATTGGCAGTTCCAAACTGTGTTTGGCCGGAAGGGTTATACGCCATGGAGAACCCTTGACTAAATTCCCCGTCTACCGTTGGCGCCGTAAATACAGGATGACCAAGAGTGCCGCTGCCTGTGTCTGGTGCATTTGTTCCATAAGACAAAGATTGCGGCCTATTGTTTCCTGAAGAAGAAGACCAGTACAGCGCATACTCTCGATTGCCAATATTGTTCAATGCGGTCGTACCAAGACGAATGCCTGCTAGTTCAGGTTTTTCAATCCCATATTCACCTGCAACATAAATAGCCTCAAAACGCTGAAATGACCCATAGCTAAATAGCCGACTCCACACCAGTGCCGGAGCAAGAATCAAGCCACCAGTCAACGCGCCATCACTGCCTGTACCACGTTTACCGAAAGGAATGGGAATCGGCTGGCCGTATTCCCCAAGGCTGCTGACGTTATCGAAACTGGTGGTTTGATTAAAACGGGTTGGTCCGATCT